TTTCAATGCAGCTTCGCCTCCACCTGCGCGGAAGTCCTGTCGTCGTAGTCGCTGCTCGCATTGAAATACATGAGCGCACCGCTTGTGTTTGCTGACGCGCTTATGTCAAAACCATTGTCAAAGGCGTTGCCTGCCGCATTCATGTTTGCTGTAGTCCAGTTCTTCATTGCCTGCCAGCTTTGGAAAAGCGCATCGTAGGTGTAGTTCATTATTGCAGAGAAGTTCCCGCTACCTGCGGGCAATTGTGTCATGTTCTTGGTGGCATAAATGTCTATCACTCCGTTGCGATACCATATGTAATTGCACGTCATCGCATCCCCTTCCGCATCGGAGCAGTTCGCATAAGCCCAAATCCTCTGCACCTGCATAGGATTGTATGTGCTGTAATTTATGAGCGTGCAGCTTGGCGCGGTATTGGTGTAGTTCGTGTATGCGCCGTAATCAGCCCCAAAGCCTACCCAGTAGCCAGAAGGCGCGTTTGTCGCGTTTGTTGGGTATTTTGAACCCAAGTCAGCCCACTCGTCGCCATTGTTTGTTACCAGCCCGCCCACAGGGAGAAGCCAAATTCCCGTGCCATTTACAACCTGCCAGTAATTGCCCTTCGCGTTTGTCGCGACTGAGGTGTTGAACTGGTTGCCTGTCCCATTGTTGCTCACTCCGACGGCTGCGGTGATGTTGTTGTGGTAGAAGACATTGCTGCTGCTTGCAGAGGTGATGTTTATTGCCGTCGCATTGACTATCGTGATTGTCGTGTTGCCCGCGCTCACAGTTATGTTCTCAATCGCCGCGTCGTCCCAATAGACAAACCCGTCCCCGCTTGCGTTTGAGCCGTTCGCATACAGGCAGAAATACAAATCGGTTGCGTTGGTATAGGTGAAAGTCAGATTTACCTTCGTCCATGCATCAGCAGTTCCATGTAATTGCACAAGCCCGTAAGCATATCTTTTTAACGTGGTGCTGGTTCCGTTTCCCATTGAGAGCATCCCCGTGATGTTCGCAAATTGCGGAGAGGATGAGTTCATGTAGAGCCATGCGCTCGCCGTGTAGTTCTGCCCATTTGTGAGGTTGAGGCTTGTGAGGTTTTGGTAAAGAAGCGTCGGAGCATTGCCAGTCTGCAAAATCCTTGAACTATTTACTCCCGAATGCGCTGTCGTGCGTATGTCAGTAATTCCCCCAGAACCAGTCCAATTAATAATCCCTTCTTCAAATCCTGCGTTCAACGGAGTATAAACCGTGCTGCCGTTTGTCGCGTTTGTGGTGACTGAGGAGTAGCTTCCCGCAAATATCGTGTTGTTGTAAATCGTATTGCTGCTCGCGTTCTCAAGCGTAAAGCCGTTTCTTGTTGTGGAGTTCAGTATATTCTGCGAGAAGGTGTTGCCCGTGCTGCCGCCTGTGAGGAAGGCCGCGGTGAGGTTGGAGAAGAAAGTTGAGGCAGTAAATGATGAGTTTGTTGCGTTTTTTAGATATACCCCGCTTCCAACTGTATTTGTTACGTTTGTTTGTGTGAAAGTGTTATCATTTGAATCTGTGATGTTCAAAGCTGGGAAAGTCGAATTTGAATATGCGGTTGGTATCTTCGCCGAGGGGTTTTCGTACAGGAGGCGGATTTCGCCTGCTGAGAGGGCGCGGTTGAAAATCATCACTTCGTCTATTGTGCCGTTGAAATTGTAACTTGAACCATAGTAACCCCCTACGTATAAGTCGTTTGCGCCAGAATTGGCTTCCCGTGTAGAGTTACCACTAATGGTAACCTCAGTGCCATTTAGGTAAATCTTTGGCATGGGCCATGAATGATCTTCAACAACTGCTACATGCTGCCACACTCCAGGAGAGATAGACGTAGTTGAGGTGTATGTACGCCATGCGCCTGAAGTTGCGCCCCAATATGAATATCGAACAGTGTTGCTCGATGATATCCGCATCCAATACTGGCTTCCCTTGTCTAAGATGGTGTTTTCCCCGGTGCTATCAATTTTCACCCAGGCTAATACTGTCCTTGTGGTTGGCAGATTGAATGTGGCAGACGGCCCGTAGGAAACGTGGGCGTCCACCCCGTCAAATTGCAATGCCTGCCCGCTTTTGCCGCTTACCCAAACTGGGCCGCTTGTCAAAGTACCTGTATTCCCGCCCCTGCTGTCTGTTGCGCTTGTGCCGCTTCCCTCGTCGAATTTCCAATAGGCGACAAGCCTGTTGGAATTGTTCATATCCATGCTACGGAGCATCGAATTGTTGTTGCTTGCAGAAATAAGCACACCTTCTTTTGATATTGAGTTGCCGCTTGTTTCTGTGAATTTATTTCCATTGGAATTTGAACTTAGTTTTATTCCCTGCCCGCCTATTGATATTCCAAGCGTATTAGTAAAGTTATTGTAACGCGATGAGGAAAGCAGTTCAATACCAGAGTCACTGGCTGAAGTGTAAGTTTCAGTTGTGAATGTGTTGTTCTCACTCGTCTCAACTAATAATCCAGTTCCTGTCGCCGTGCTTGTCGCGTTTCCTATGTTGCCTGAGAATATGCCCGCATGGGATTTCAAATTGTAGATGCCGTGCGAGACGTAGGAGGTCAGGGTGTTGTTTGTCACGTTGTTGCCTGTGGAGTTCTCAATCCTCAGTGCGCTCATGTTTGAGTAGCCCGTGTTGTTTTGGATTACGTTGTTGGTGGAATTTAGGATATACGCGCCGTTGCTTGCCGCGCTTGTGAAGTAGTTGTTTTTGAAGATGTTTCCCGTCGCATTGTTTTCCAAAAGCCCCTGCCCGTTCAGGGATTGGCAGATTGAGTTTTGAATGGTGTTGTTGCTGCTCAAGGAGTCAATGTAGCAGCCTGCGAGAGCCGTTGCGCCTGTCTGGTTGGCTGTGAGGTTGGTTATCACGTTGTTGTTGGATGTTGTTGTGATGTAGAAGGCATAACCTGTGCCTGAATTCGCCGTTGTGTTGCTTATTTGGTTTCCTGATGCCACACCTCCGACATAGAGCCCATACGAAGAACCAGAGGTTCCATTTGAGTTTATTATTTTGTTGCTGCTGCTTCCGAATACAGTGAAGCCCCTGCCCGAAGTTGAAATTCCCTTCGAGTTTGTGATGTTGTTCAGGCTCCCGTAGTCAATGAGCATTCCGTAGCTTGAGACCGAGGTTCCACTTGAATTTATAATCCGGTTGCCAATTCCAATGGAGTTGTAAATCCCGAACCCGTTGCTTGAGCTTGAGCCTGCAACGTTTATCATCTGCACGCTGTTTGCTTGGACGAATATTCCATTTCCAGCCGCAAACGAGGTGCTTGCGTTTGTATCTTGTATTAGGCTGTTGTTGGCACTTAGGAAATAAACACCGCTCGAGAAGTTGGAAATGTTGCAGTTCTTCACTGTTGTGTTGAACTGGGAAGAATAGACGCCGTATGTTGTTGTTGCATTGCTGCCAATTATGCTTGCACCGGAGCAGTCTATTGAAGTATTTGCACCGCCGTCAATGTAGACTGCGGAGCGGTTTGTGCTGAAATCCGTTGTGAGGTTTAGGATGTTGTTGTTGGATGTTCCAGTTATCCAAATGGCATGTGTGGCTGCAGAATAAGCGGTTGTGTTTATGATTTTGTCGCCTACCTCAGAGAGAAGGCGGATGCCATAACCTGAAGTGGAAATCCCAGCCGAGTTCGTGATTGTGTTGTTGTAGCTTATTGTAGCTGTAATCCCGATATCTGAGGTAGAATTTCCTGTTGAGTTTATTATCTGGTTGTTGTTGGAAGCTTGATAGATAAAAATGCCCCTGCCATTTACTGAGGTGAAATTTGAATTTGCTATTGTATTGAAGTTCGCTCCGTTGTTAATGTAAATTCCCTCCCCATTCACGCCCGTATCCCCTGTTTTTGTGGTATAGGCGGTTACGTTGTCTATCGTTCCGTTGTCTGCCCCGTTGAAGTATATGCCTGTTGCGAAGTTGCTGATGTTGCAGTTCTTTACTGTTGTGTTCGTTTGGTTGGAGTAGACGCCATATGAGGAGGACTGGTTGCCGCCCACCATGCTCCTTCCCGCGCAGTCTATTGAGTTGTTCTGCCCGCCGTCAATGTAGAATCCGCTTCCCGAAGCAGATACTGAAATGTTTATGAATGTGTTGTTGTTTGCAGTTCCCGATGTGCCAAGTCCTATACCGCTTCCGGTTGATGTGAATGTCGTATTTGCGATTAGGTTGTTGTTGGCGCTGGATTGCATGAGCATTGCATAAGCATTTGCCCCTATTGCCTGCGAGTTTAGAACTGTTCCACCCGAAGTTCCTGACAAGCGGATTCCGTAGCCACTGCCGGCGCGTGCAATTCCAGTTGAGTTTGTTATAAGTATGTTCGTTCCTCCCACATAGATTGCGGTGCTGCTTGCGTTGGAAGTTGTGTTTGCAATTATGAGGTTGAGTATTGCTCCTGACGCATACAGCCCGATTGATGAGGATGAGTATATGTTGCTGTTGGCAATCAGTATCCCGCCTCCCGAAAACATGACTGAAGATGAGTATGTTGGCGCTCCTGCCGAAACTTTGTCGCCGCTTACGTTTGTGGAAAGGATGGAGCTGTTTGCGGAATTGTTTAGATAAATGCCGACTTCAAAGTTTGAGATGTTGCAGTTCCTTATTGTTGTGTTGAGCTGGTTGGAGTAGATGCCGTAAGTGCTGCTTGCGTTGCTGCCCATCACAGAGAAGCCCGCGCAGTCAAGCGCTACGTTCTGCGCAGTCACGTTGAAGCAGCTTGTGCCTGCGATTGAAACATCCTCGCTCAAGGTATAGGTAGTGCCTGCCACTGAAAGATTGCCGCATTGTAAGGCGGTTTCATCGGTAAGGGGGGCTTCGTCGCTTGAAAGACCGCTTGTCTTGCCGTCGGAATTCGCATCCCCATACGGGACTGCTCCATTCTCGCCGACAAACAGACCAGAGCCGTAGGTTGCGTTCGTAGTGCCATAGACATGGACGTCGTGGTTAAGGACGTTGAACCAAAGGTTGCCCTCGCCGTTGCACACAGTTCCGTTGTAAAGATTTGTCCCGTTTGCGTCAGTCACGTAATACTCACTCGTATTGGTAAAGTTGTTCCAGCAGATGACGTTTGTCGCCGAGCTTCCAGACAGTTGCAGCAGATTGCTCGTCGGGGCAATGAGCGTATTGTTTATTATCGTGTTATTCCACGAGGAGGCGATGTCAAGAGCTGGATGCAGAGAACCCTTATTCTCCAATATACAGTTTGCAACGGTATGATTTCCCAAATCGCCCCCGCCAACCCCGCCCAGATACAACGCCCTCTCGTATGTGGAGGTTGCGAAGCTGTTGTTCACGACCACGTTGTCGCTCAGATAAACGTAAATCCCGATGCCGTCTATTGAGGTGCCGTTGCAGTTGTTCACCAGCCCGTTGTCCCCGCCCCACATGTGTATCGCGTGCCCGTTGTTTGCGGTTGAAGAAACGTTGCAGTTTTGAATGGTCGGCTCCGTCCCCATCAAATCATATATGCCCTCGCTGAAATTGCTTATGACGCAATTCTGTATCGTTACGCCGTCCGCGCTGGCAACATAAACGCCATAGCTTGAGTTGTCCCCAGTAATTGAAAAGCCGTTGCAGTCAAACGTTATGCCGTTTGCAGTAATGTTAAAGCCATTGTCTTCAGACATTGTGCAGCTTGCGTTCATGGTGTAAAGCTCGCTTGCTTCGCTAAGCACGTCCCCGCAGGTGACGTTTGTTTCAGCCGAGGCTGCGCCCATGAGGAGAAAGAGGAATGCGAGGATGCTTATGAGTTTCATGGTTCTACCTCTTCTATTTCCCCTATTTCAATCACATTGCAGGGATATGTCCTCACAACGATTGGAATGGTGTGCATTACTTCTGCAATCCCATTAGCCTCCTGTTCAAGCTGCGGGACATAACTGGTTATTGAGTCGTTGCACATGCGCATCGGAATTGGGATAGGGGTTATGTTCCTAACTGGTATTGCAATCGGCTCTTCGTCAATGATAGGTTCAGCCTCAGCAGAGGTTGTCTTTGTTCCTGGGGCTGTGCATCCGAAGAGAAGGAGAAGGAATGCGAGGATTATCAGGAGTTTTTTTTGCACGCGGGGCACCTCATTTCGGGACATAGTAAGCCGCGATTGCATTTACCTGATAAACCCTCCCGTCGCTGAACGCGAGCATCGCCTTGAGATTGCTGTATAGAGGCTTCTTGAATTTTATCTTGAGAACCCCGCCTTCGGAGATTGAGTTTGCGACCATTTCCGCGAGCGCGGGGTCTTCCGTGCCGTCCCCCACTTTCGCTATGGCCGTCCTGTAGAGCGTCATTTTCGGGTCTGTGTTCGTCCCTGTTGGCGCGCCGTAGTCGTTTGGAAACGCCTCTATCTCAATTATGCCGAGCTGGTTTATGGTCGCAGGGGTGGTTGGGATGATGGACGTTGCGGAGCCGGGCACCTTGAAGTCAATTACGAAAAGCTTGTTCGCCTTGCTTGTAGCGTCTATCTTGTCGCCGAAGCTGCTCTCAAGCACCTTTTCGCTTGCAGGCACCCCGTAGTTTGCGAGTTTGTCCATCATCAGCACCACCTATTTTTTCTCCGTATCAGATTGCGGCTTTTCCTCTTTCGTGTCCATGAACAGCATTAGCGCGTTTGTGATGTTCTCATTATAGCCCCATGCTGCAGGCACTTCTTTCTCAAGTTTTTCTTTTGCAAAGAGGTAATCGGCTTCCTCAAGAACAAGAACCCCATTTTTTTCCGCTTCCTTGAAGGCAAGAGAGAGGGCCACGCAGTGCCTAAACGGCTTCATTCCGCGAGGCATGTTCTGCGGGTTGAGAACCACATTGCTTATTACGTCAAGCAGGCTTTCTTTTACCATCTTTTCCTCAAGCATGGGTTTTCCTTTTTCGTCAAGAACGGGCATCCCTTCCTCATCCTCTTTTGGCGCTTTCACGCTCGTTTCCCAAGGCTTGATTTCTATTTTTCGCATTATATCACCGCAGGAAACTGGAAGGAAAAATATAAAAATATAGCGTGTAGGCGCTAAGTTGCAGTGGCATAAACCCTGACATATACGGGATTTCCGCTATTTACCCCGACAATGTCTGCGAGTGGGATGTAACCAAGCTGCGTTCCGCTTGTGCCTGCACCTGCTACGTATCCTACGGAACCAGTATTTGCTGCGGCGATAAGCGCGGTTGTTGTCTGGGTTGTGTTCAGCCTCCATGCATGCAAGGATGCTGGCGCTCCGTTAAGAATTGCCTGGTATTGCCCAGCAAACACAATTCTCGCAGATGCCTGGGCTTCTCCAGTATATACTCCGCCCTCAAAAGGCACAATAATATGGCCCGCTGTCAATACGGGGGTTGTTGCCGTGTTAATCCACGAACCTACTCCGTAACAGTGACCTGCGGTTGTTCCGGTTATTGTAGTGTCAAAGTATGCAGCCATTCCGTATTCGTTATGCGGTGCCGCACCCGTGACTGCAACGCGCACGCCGGAATAGTTGTCTCCTACAGCCAACGCAGCCATTGTGACGCCAATTCCTTTTTGAGTTGCGCCTGAGACCACTATTGAGTTTGTTGATGCTCCAGATAGTGATATGCCAGTTGTGCATGCGCCTGCAAGCTTTATTCCCGTTGTACAACCGATGGCTATGTTTATGCCATTTGTGAGCGTCCTTGTCCCAGACTGCGCGCTATCATTCTCAAAGAGTATGCCGTCCCCGAGCTTGGTGCTTCCGCCGTCTCCGTCCCTTGCGAGCAAATGTATTCCGTTTATCTTCGCGGCATTTGTCGCGTCAATTCTTGAGGAAACCCCAGAAGGCGTAAGGAGTATGCAGTCCCAGTAGTTCGTGATTGTGATTGCCCCTGTCCCGCCGTATGGCGCGAGAGAGAATTCGGCAGCATTGACGTTCTTTATCGTCTGCGTGCCGCTTGCCTTCATGCCTGCCTCAAAGTAGGCCGCCTGCAGATTGTCAATGCTGAAAGTGGCGTTTGCAATTGCATAGAATTCCGCAGTTCGCAGTCCCTTTCCGCCGCTTGCAACGCCTGCTTCTGACCTGAAATAGAAAGCCTTGAAACTGTCGCCTATTCCTGTCCAACTTGTAACGCGCGTCCTGAGTTCCCAGAGTTCCCCGTATGCATAAGTGCTATCAAGCAGTATAGCATCGCCTGCCACGTTTTTCGTTGAGAACCTGCCCGCAAGGACGCTCGTATCCGCGATGCTGTCGCTTATCGGGAATATGCTGCTCTTGAGTTGCTTCCATGGCGCGAGGCGCACTTGGTCATAAGTTGGAAATCCCATTTGTTTCTACCTTCCGGCGTTTCAATGCCCGCAGTTCCGCCGAGGCTGCACGCAGAGCTAAAAAAGTCATTGCCCGCCGCCTTCTCAGGTGCGGCAGGCTCCTGCATATCCTTCTTGCAAGTTTCGTATCGCTCAGACTATCTTCGTTATGATGGCGTTTCTCGCTTCCTGCTTCACCGTGAGAGCGCCCATCCAGAACATCACGCTGTCGTCGGAGAGTTCAATCCTTCCAAGGTCAATCTGGCTTATCGGCCAGAACTCAGGGATTATCGTGCTCGCGGTATCAGCCACGTAGAATTTCCTCAAGGCGGTTGTCTGCGGGCAGTAGTCGGAAACGAAGATGGGCATGTTCCTGTATGAGCGCAGCCTCAATCCGGCTGCGACTTCCATCTCGCTAAGCTGCGCGTTCTGGAGGTTGTAGTAGTTGCTTGAGAATTTCGTGAGGGTTCTTGTGTCCGTGATTGCAATGAGGTTGCTTTCCTGCGCGCCGTTGGAGATGCAGTTGTCCATCGCGTCATCAACCTTATCAACGGAAATTGCCTCAGCGGTTGAGGGAGCATCCACATTAGTCGTTACGAGAGTGTCAAGACCTGAGAACGCGATTGCGTCTGTCACGCCGCCGTCGGTTGCTGCGGCAGGCGCTCCCTGTATCAGGCACCTTTCAATGCCCTTTCTCATTGCGGTAAGCCCGATTGACTGCTCCTCGCGCATGAGGTCAGTGTAAGGGGACGTATTCTTCTGCGCAATCATGCCCACGTTCAGGACGTAGGACATGAGGCGCGTCACGGTCGTGCTTTCCGCGTAAGTGCCCTTCTGAGCCGCGAACCTTGAGGCGGCGTTTGTCTCTGCTACGAATTTCCCGAAGTTGTCGGAGCTTTCAACCTCGCATCTGTATGTGCTTTCGGGGGCGTTCTTCTTGGTGAGCTGCTCATAGAGCGCGGTTTTCTTCATCACGCTCTTGTGGAGTTCGGGGTCTTTATAGACGGGAATGATGTCCGCAACGTCGGAGCTTTGCTGTATCGCCTTCATCTGCGTCAGCATCTTTGAGAGCTTCGCGGTATTCACCCTGTCGCCGTATCCGAAACTTCCTATTCCCATTGCCACCATTGAAATCCCCTCCCCCTTTCGGGGTTAAGCGTTATTTTTTCATTCTTTCCTTACTGGCTTTTCTTCATGTGCTGCTCTACCCATGCCTTGGTCGCATTGTAGCCTTCTTCTTTTTGCGCCGGGTCTTTCTCAATTCCCATTGCGCCCCTCATTGCAAGCGGCAGTTTTCCTTTCGGCTTCTCAACTTCCGCCTTGAGCTTGTTGTAGTTGTCCTCATAGGCTTTGATTTTCTCGCCCATTTCCTTCTCGTTCTTTTCCTGCTTCGCCTTGAGGTCTGCGACTTCCTTCTCAGTCGCCTCAATTTTTGCCTTCTGTTCTGCGGTGAGTTCGGGCTGCCTGCCTTCAAGCGCGGCAATTTTCGCCTTGAGCGCCTCGTTCTCAGTTTTCACGTTTGCCGTGTCCGCCTTTACTGTTGCGAGTTCGGTTGCGAGTTGTTCAAGCGTTGCCATATTATCACCATCTTTTCCATCCTGCGAAGTTTTTTTAATGCTATCGTTTTTCAGCCTGAATGATTTTGCGAGCGAAATGCTCGCGTGCCTGTTGGACTGCACGGGCACTGCGCTGCCCTCAACGAGTTCAGCCTGCGTGTGCATGAGGCGGGTTGCGACCATCATGCTCTCCATCGGGATGAAGCCGATTGAAAGCCCGATGCGCAGGCCCATTGCCGTCGCCTCGTCAATCTGCCTTTTTAGTTGCTGCGCTAATGGATTTGCCTGCTCGCTGAAAAAGCTCGGCTGCATCTTGAGCATCGTGTTTCCGTTCTCCTGCACCACGCGCCTGTTCGTCCATGCGCCAACTAAGTTCTGCATTGAGTTCTCGTGGTTCGCAAGGAAAGGCAGGGGCGAGCTGTCCTTGCCCCATTCTTTTATCAGCTCAGGGCTGAAAAATTCGCCGTCGCGGTCTATGCTGTCGTCTGAAAGCGTCGCGTCGTAGGATGTTCCCTTGCGCTCAATCTCAATGAAAAGGTGCCGCACTTCTGTGTCCATAAAGTAAGCTAAGTGCAATCATTTTTTAAATCTGCCCCAGCTTTTCCAGTTCAGAGACGAGCTTGGGAAGGACGATCTGCACGGCTCCGAGAAGATACGGGCGCGGGGGCATCCTGCTCGTCCCGTCATGGACAAAGCTGTTGTGAATTAGCATTCCTCCCGCATAAAACGTATTCTCATCCCTGACGTTAATATCCCATAATAAAGTTTTCTTTGCCGCCCCTTTCTTGTTATTTGCATATATCCTTTCTGCTTTCGTAATGAAAACCAATTCAAATACCGATGTGTTTATGTCTATCAATTCGCAGTCCTGATGCTGCTGTTTCCCATGGCATGATACGCACAGAGTTATGAGGTTTTCCATTTTGTTGTTGAATTTGTTTGCATCTATGTGATGGACTGGGTGAGCATGGGTTTTTTCTGGAATGCCGCAAATCCTGCAAACATAATCGTCGCGTTCTCTCACGCGTTCTTTCAAAATACGGTTCCATTCGCAGCCGTATGGGAGTTTTGAAGTTCCTCCTTTCCATGCAGGATTTTTTGAACCCGCAATTTTTTCCCGCTGTTCTCTTGTTTTTTTCCAACCCTTATGTTTGTTGCGCTCGTATTCTGGCATTGCCCTGCCTTTCTGCATGGAATGATAGCAGTCGGAACTGCAATAAATAATTCGTGAAACTGAAGTCCTGAATTGCCTTGTGCATTTCGGACATATTTTATTTGTGAATTTGCGGGTTCCTTTGTTATGCGGGATTTTTCGCTTATGCCAGACTGCGTCCCCTATCCTTAGGCTGTCTGCTCTGGCAAACACGGGCAGCCCGTCTTGGACTGTGATTATTAGGTGGTCTGCTGTCACCAATAATTTCCCCCTTCCTTTTTTGCAAGCGAGTATAATTCCGACTGGCTTTTGCCAAAATGTCCCAGTAACAAAAGAATGCCCACTATGGTAATTTCCGTCTTTAGATAGAATTTGCTTTCCGTTTTGTATTGCCTTTACTTCCAACAGCCCATTTTTGCACATGACCTTTTGTCTTCCGCCGATTAAACAGGCATACGGGGTGTTATAGCCGATTTCGCTTCTCAAGAATTCGTGCGTGTGCGTGCCGGAGCGTTGCAGCATTCCGGTATCTACTGGGACTAAGTGCTGGCTGACCGCGAACATCTCCTCCGCCCTGTCCTCAATCACCCTGTCTATTTCAGAGGGCAGTATGGCCGCAAGCGTTTGCAGCTTTGCAATCGCCTCGTCCATTCCCTCTACGCGGATTGTGATGTTTCCTGCTTCTGCCATTTTGGCTTCACCGCTTTGTATTTCTTGTTGCTTGCGAAGGTCTTTTTCGTTTCCTCTTTTTCCATAAAATCAGATAGGATTGAAAGTTATTTTAAGACCGTTCCTTATGCGGCAGTCTTTTACGAATTGCGCACCGCCGAATATAAGACGCGCCTCAAGAGGATAATGTTTCCCTCGTTCCTTGTGAATTTTTGAATGGCAGTATGCGCAAACTACCTCAAGGTTTTCTGGAGAATTGTTATCTGTATTTTCGTCTTTGTGATGAACGTCAAGTTTGTCTGTGCGCCCGCATCTTTCGCAAGTATAAATAGCGCGAGCTAATGCGATTAGTCTCGTTGTTTTTTGTTCTTTTGAATAACGTGTCATAAATTTGCCTTGCCTGCAAATGCGCTTTCAATTGCGATTTTTGTTTCTTTTATAATTTCAGCTTTCAAAGTTACAGCCCATTTGGGCGCATGTTCTTCAAACTCAAAAGAAGATTTGCTTGGGCGCATAAGCCTTTCCAAACAGCGCGCATCGCTTTCTCCCTTAACCTTGTTCTTGGCAAGTATTTGCCGCAGTTCCTCTGAAATCCGCATCATAGTCGTTGCCATAAAATCATTGTTAGCATATTGTTAGCAAGCTTTATAATGCTAACATTTTGCTAACAAGCAGGGCAACTTAGCTCCGCTTATCTCGGTCAGTCAAAATGCCGCACGCAGTTGTGCCTGCAGTTAATATGCGGCTCGCCCCCGTCGGTTGCGGTTTGGATTTCCTCAAGGGAGTAGGGGTTCTCGGTTTTTATGTCCGTGCAGATTTCGGTGGTGCGCTCATCGTTAGGCCCCACCCAGTCATACAGGTATTCAGTCCCCCTTTTCTTCTCAAGCTCATTGTAGCCTGAAAACCTGCCTTGGTTTGCGAAGCGGTTGCTTTCCGTCCTCGCTATCCTCTCCAGCTTGTAGGTTTCGGTTTCCGCAAAGTTGCGCATCTCCTTTACCATGTTGCGCAAGTCCAGCCCCTTGTCAAAGCTTTCCCTCAAGACCTGAGAAAAGCCCTCCCTTTGCGCGAGGGTGAAGCCCTTTATCGCCTCAAGCGTGCCTCCGGTGAGCAATAAACTTTCCACTGCGCGTGCGTCCGGCTTTCCGAAGGATGCGCCTAATGCCACTTTCGCGTCCTTGTAGGATTTGGTTGCGCTCGTTTTTGAGACAGCA